CTAAATTATTAAGTCTTTCTATTACAGAAAATGCAAACCATGCGCCAACAACAATAGCTACAACTAAACTAATTAAGTTTTTTAATGGTAAACCTATTTCTGTATTTTCTGAAACTTTCATTACATTAAACTCTTAATAAACTCGACCAATCCGCCCTGTACCAAAAAAAATAACACAGACGCAGCAATAGCAAAATATTTCAGTTTATTTGATATTTCTTGAATATCATCATACAGAAACTTAATCTGGCTTTCTTGCGTGCGAAACTTATGTAGCAAGATATCTTCCATCTTGTCCATTTTTTCATCAATATGATCAACTTTTTCAGTCAATACTGCAACTTTTAAGTTTACGCCGTTACCTTCAGTCAATGTTATATTCCTTTTTGTTTTGGATTAATGATGTTTTGAGCAGCCCTTGGTCTACTTCCTCTTTGTTTTGCAACAAAAGTAGCCTGTACTGTTTTATTTATTTTCCTTTTAACATCTTTAAGATGCAATTTAAAGTCTTTATAGTCCATAATTTACCTCCTTTGGAGGAATAATTATAACTATTTTATTTTTCTTTAGAAGCGTTATTTGGTTCTATCTCGTAGAACATATTGTCAGAGTCTTCTGTTACCCAATCTGGTCCTTCACAGTCCCAAACCGTAGTTTGGACTTTAAAGTCTGGCCAATCGTTATCAGTAGTATAACTATTAACGTGCCACAGAATGCGATTATTAGGCTGAGCTGCAAAATTACCGTTAGCAAGAGCCAGTATGTGTGCACACTTATGCTCTTGAGGTATTTCAGAATGCTCTGTATCCAAAATATTTGTTTCTGGATGACCCCAATCAATTGTAAATAAATATTGTCCAGCATAAAACTTTTTATCTTTACCACGGTACTTACCGTTTATGCCAGCTAAAAAATCAAATTCGTGAACAGAAGGATAATAACTAAAACAATTCCACAGTTGTAATTCGTCGACACGCATATCGGGCACTTGTTCTCTTGTGAATTCTTTTTGAAAAAACGCTGATATAGGCAGTCTCCAAAAACACGCGCCATTTGGTAACATAATATTAAATAAGAGTGCACGGCCTCCAATAGAAGTAACACCGAATACCACACAGTCACGCTCACCACGCCTATTGTCATCCATATCGTAGAGATACTCTGTACGAATTTTTGCATATATGGGCGGAATGTTTGCGTTAAGGTATGCCATTTATCTCCTATCATTTTATATCTCCCCAACTTGAACCTTTTTCGTAATCCACTTTGTTAGGAACTTTTAATTCAATTGCAGATTCCATAATTTCAATAACCTGCTCTGCTTTTTTATCAGACTCTATAGATATATCAACCTCATCATGAATTTGAATATGTGGTATAATTCCATTTTTATACAAATCAACCATACATTTTTTAGTCATGTCTGCCGCAGATCCTTGAATCAATCTATTCAACGCTTTGTATGTAAATGCTCTTTTTAAAGGCTCACCATATTCTTTTCTTGCTGCTTCTAGTGGTAAAGGTTTGTGTATACCCCACACTGTAGGTTGCCATAAATCAAAATGACATGCTCTTCCAAGCAACGTTCTAATCTTTCCTCTGTCATTTGTTTTTCGTGATACCGTATCCATCAATTGTTTTACAAATGGTGCACGTTTATTATATTGTTGAATTAGTTTTTCTGCTTCTTCTTTTAGTAAACCTAACTCTGCCATGAGTTTATTTTTACCCATACCATACATCAAACCTAGATTAATAGTCTTCGCTTGTTTTCTTGTAATCGAAGCCATCTCTGCAACAGCTTGGTGGAAGTCCGCGTTCCCCGCTTGGTAGGCATCGACAATCGTATCAACACCCGTTAAGTTTTGTAACTTCGCATAGTGAACTAAGATTCTTGGTTCTTGTTGTGAGTAATCAAATGAACCCCACACAGATCCTTTTTCAGGTACAAAGATAGATCGTATCATAGGCCCTAACTCAGGATGACGTGCAGGTATTTGTTGTAAGTTTGGATTGGACATACTAAATCTTCCTGTCACCGTTCCACCATCATCAGATCGTATTTGATTGATGTCTGCATGAATTCTACCATTCACTGAATGCTTCGTAATGGTATCAATAAAAGTGGTATGTGCTTTATTGAGCTCTCTTGCATTTGCAATTGCTTTTGCAGTCTCGTTTGGATGATTTGCTAAAAAGTTTTTTGTAAAACTTGGTTTGCCTGTTTTTTCTGTTTTGTCATAAGGTAGATTTAATTGATCAAATACTTTCGCAATAGATGCGGCTGCCCATATTTCTACATCAACACCTGTTAAGTGCTTGATTTTACTTAATATTTTTTGTTCTTCAGTTTGTAAATGTTTCTTTATTTTATCTGCTTTATCTAAATCTACAGGTACACCTTTAAATCTCATATCAACAAGACAAGGAAACAATTCTGTTTCTAAATCAAAAATATGTGTAAGTTCTTGTGCAAATATTTCTCTTTGTAATACTTGCCATAACTTTAAAGTAGACTCTGCATCTCGTTCTGCATATTGACCCACAAACATTGCAGGCATTTTCCACATTTCTGCTTTTGCATTTAGTCCATATTCTTTTGCTGCGGCTTGTAAAACTTTCTCATCTTTACCTAACTTACAATATTCTTTCGCAAGTGAATCTAATCGGTAACTTAATCTGTTTTCATTAATTAGTGATGCTGCAATCATCGTATCAACAATCTTTGTTTTGATATCAATACCAAAACTTCTCAACCAACACACATCATACATTGCATTGTGAAAGATAAGCGTTTTGTTTTCATCTTTACAAATATCTTGTAACCACTGTCTCACTAAATTTTTATCTAAATTGCCACCTTGTTCATGACCAATTGGATAATAACCTGACCAACCTTCTACAGCTACAGCAACTCCTGCAATGTGTCCTCGGCCAACCACGTTCCCCGATCCAAGTGTCGTTAACTCTGGATCACAGGTCTCTAAGTCAATGGCGATTTCTTCGTAATGTGATAAATCTTTTAACTCATCAGGCATGACCCATTCGGTCTGTGGCACAAAGAGTGGTTCTTGAACAGTTCTCATTTTTCAATCCTTTCACATAAAGTAAATTTTTCTATATCTTCAAAAGGAACCATTGTTATTTTATCTAATCTACCTTCTCTTTGATAAACTTTATAAATACCTTTACCTTTTTCAAAATTGTTTTCTTTTAACTTTTTATTTACAAATTCTAATAAACTTTCTCTATCAACAATTAACCAATAATTATTTCTTTCAAATGAAATATAGTCAGCTTTTCCTTTTAACCAACCAGGATTACCTCTTACATTAGTTCCCTCAACCCATGCTATATCATCTTGAAAGTTGTTATCAGACCTGTTTTTCTTTTTCATACCTTTAACATCAAACTTTAAAAGTTTATCTTTAAATAAACCTTTAACATCCCAATGTTCATTTATATTTTCATTGTCATTTGCCCAAACAGGATTAACTAATTTTTTAGCAAATTGTTCTTCTATAACTTTTGCTCTATTTCTAAATTCTTTCCAACTCATCTATACCAACTTATATCTCTTCCTTCTTTCTTGCACCATTCATAGTGTCCTCGCAAAACTTGTTTACTGAGTCTTGCTCTGCATTTAAATTGATTCCAACCTCCGAGTCTTTTTTTCTTTTTTTCTTTAGATACCATTGTCTTTTATAATTTCTTATATATTCTTTATTTATCAGTCTCCACTCTTCATTCAACATTAAACATCTATTTTTATTATTTTCATAAAATTTTTTAGATTGTGCATTGTATTTTTCTTTATGATCTATGTAATATTTTTTTAGATATTCCTTTCTAGTCATCCCAACTTTCTCTCAATCTTTGTATTTCTAACTCACAATAATGAATAATTTTATTGAGATCTTCTATGCCGTTTTTCTTTTGATACCTCACAACATATTTAATTACATTGCCCTGAAAATATGAAAGATTATTTCCTGTAATAAATTTCCAAGGTTGAATTTTTATTTTATAATGATCTCCTCCTTCTTGTTTCATGTCAGGAAATGCTCTTTCTAGTTCTTGTTTACTCATCTTCTCCTCCTTTTTATATTAAGTACGCTTTTTCAAAATTTTTAGGATCCACGATATGTAGTTCCTTCTTTGCACGCGTTGCTCCTGTGTAGAACAATCTATGGAGTTCATCAGGATTTTCTGTAAAAGTTTCCATAGCCGCGTTAGTAATATCTTGAAGTAAGAGGACCTTATCCGCTTCGCCACCTTTGGCGCCGTGAATAGTAGACATGACAATTCTTGGATTTTTATTGATCTTCTCACCATTCGCTCTCATATTACGAATATAATTTATTGTCAAGTTATCTAAACCTTCAAATGACTCGAACCAAACTTTGTCTGTCAGTAATCCATACTTTTCTTTACAATCCTGTATGTTATATTTTTTTTCATTGTGGAATAATTTACCTTCTCTAAAACCTTCTGCCACATTTCTACCTAAATATTGATACATGTTTTTTAATTCTAAATGATTAAATAGAACACCTTTTCTAAATTGTTCCCAATTATTAAGTGCAAGTAAGAGTTTTAAACTAATAGAGTTTATGTTTTTAAATTGATAATACCATCCTCTTAATTCACATAATTCTTTTACATCGTCTAAGAAATGATTTGCTGATGATAAAACTAACCAATTACCTGATGACATATCTACTTGTGTGACATCGGAATATCTTTTTAATATTCCTACTTCATCTCTTGGTTTATATTCTTTATCAAATCTATTTTGTACTTTTCTAATAATCTTTTGTGATAATTCATGCACAGGGCCTCCAGGAATCCTATAAGACTGATCCAGTGTTTTAATATCATCAACTTCTTCTTTTAATGCTATAAAATGATCTACATCAGCACCAGCCCATTTAAATATAGCTTGGTCGTCATCCCCTGCAATGTATGTTTTATCTACATTTTTCCAAATTTTTTTGACCATTTCCCATTGTATTAAAGATAGATCTTGTGCCTCATCTACAAATAAAACTTCAAAACTTGATTTGATATCATCATTATCTATAAAATTTTCTATAAGATCTGTGAAATCACGAAGTCCTTTTTCTTTTTTGTATCGTTTTAATTCTTCTGATATTAAATAAAGTGTGTCTCTTTCAATATCTAAAATATTTCTTCTGCTGTCATAGTATTCTAATAAATCTAATCGTTTAACTCTTGCTGTATTAATGATAGTCAAATACTCGTTATCAGAATTAAATGTACCATCATCTTCTGAGTATGATGCTGTTTTAATTGGAATACCACACTTCTCACCAAACTCTTTGTAGTTATCTTTATCCATCATTTTTTGTTTTATTATTCCTAATTTTTGAAATGCAAACGAATGTAGTGTTCTAAAGTTTTCTAAATCAGTATCCATATCTAGACTAAACTTTTCCGCAGCACGTGTTGCTGCTTCATTGGCTGCTTTCTTTGTAAAAGAAAAGTAACCTATTTGTCTTGGTCTAATCCCCTGTTGTATGAACTGGTCGACTAAATTTAACAACGTTGTCGTTTTTCCTGTTCCTGGTGGACCTAGTACGATCGTCTTCATATTGTTTTATCAACTTTCTCCTTAATATATTATTTTGTATTTGTAATTTTTCATTTTCATCTTTTAATTTTTCTATCTCCTGTCTAAACCTAAAATGCCAATTAATACCAATTTTCATTAAACCCCTAACATGTAATAAAATGTACAAAAACAAGTAATCAAACCTAAATCAAAAATTAAAGTTTCTTCAAAATCCATTAAAAATGATCCTCTTGATATGCAACTTGTGAAACAGTAGTTTCTTGTTTTTTCAAAGTTTTGATTTGAATTAATCTAGGATAACCACCGTTTAATTCTTTTCTTATTTCTCTTTCAAAACAATCTAATTGTTTAATCAAGTTACCTGTTTTAATTTTATCCATTTCCCAATTGTTTCTTTTGCAAAAAGCAAAGAAGTCATCCATTCTAAAATATGTGTATTCTTTATTTTCATCGGTATATGGAAGTTTATTAAAAACATCTTCAATTGTTCTTGCTGACTGTCTGTTGGTAGTCCAGTCTTGAAGTAAACCTGTAATCTGATTCTTTGGATCTAAAGACTCTAATGGTTCTACTTCTTGTAAACCATTTTCTATTAAAGGTTTTAAATAATGTTGTTTCCAATCTTTTGGTTTTGCTACTGGTACAATTAAATTTGCTTGATCTAAACATGCTAATGCAAACATAGCTGGACTATAAAGTTGTTCTGTTTTTAATTCTATTCTTGCATCCCCTACATTTAAAAACCATTGTGGTGGTTTAGATGCATACTTAGTTAGATTACCTAAAGTCGGTATCTGCTCTTCATCATAACCCACACCAAACCTTTTTAATCTACATAAGTTTGGATTACACACTGAATTAATTGGTGCATCTTTACATTTATATTTATCATATCCTTTTTTATTAATTTGCTTAATAATTGTAGTTTGTATTTCTTTAGATGAAAGAGGTGGATCCATGTATTTAATATTTGCTTTATCAACTAAATCTTCCCAATTATCAGGATCAACTTTTCTATAATACACAGCAATACTAAATAAAGCGTTGTTTCTACCACCTTCACCAAAACCTTCTTTAGCTAGTTTATTTAAACAAGGTGGACCATCAGTAAAAGCTTCTGTTTCTTTTTTCTTTTCTACTTTTACTTCTGGTGCTGACTCTTGCACATATTTATCATAAAGTTCATAAAACTCATCTAACGTTGCCGCAGACCCATCATCTTTGATAGCATATCTAAGTCCCTGCATTTCTTTGTGATATGGTAAATTTAAAAAGTTACCTGTATCTCCACGTTCCACGAGTATTTCTGTTTGCTTCGGGAATATTTCTACACCTTCATATCCTAATACTTCGGCATATTTTTTTAGTGCTCCTTGCATTTCTGATGCAGGAATAAAATCTTTTGTAAATAAAAATACATGTGCGCCGCCTGATTTACTACGACAAACGATTAAAGGAAAATTTTTAGAGCGAATGTTGTTAACCAAATCAGTATGATTAAAATTATACTCATCGATATCAATGCAACCCCACTTACAAGTATTATGTTCCGAAATAGGAATGATGCCCAAAGCAGGGCCCTGTCCTTTGAGATGGTTTTCCCAGAGTGTGTCTGTAACTTTTCCTCTGACGATAAATGCTTTTCCTTTTTGTTTTCCTTCTCCATTGTTTTCTCCTTTCTGATATTGTCCATAGGCTATGGTTAAACCTTGGAAGATTTCTTTAAACTTCATAATTTCCTTTCTTTTGTTGGGGCTCCGAAGAGCCCCTGTTTATTTAAAATGGAGTGTCCTCCGTGCTCTTCTCATCTTGCGCATGTTTTGCCTGGACATCTCCAGCTTTTACACTTGTCGCAAATGCTTTTGCTTGCTCGTATAGATTCTGGTTTTGTACAGTACCTACTTTAGATACAGACCAACCCATCCAAGTACCTTTGTCATTAGACTGCTCTACAGTTCTTAAATTGTAGACATGACTAAACATCGGCGGAGTAAACAAACCTTTTTCACCTTGAAGCTTAATTCCAGCCATCAAAGTGTTCCAGTTTTTACTCGCTTTCAACTGAGTTGATTTCATTGTAATCAAAGCAGTTTCTGCACTATTGTCATCACATACCATGACAAAATACGATGCAGTGTTTTCAAGATAGTTACCGTTTTTAAGTCTATCTTTATTCATGCTATCTCTTGTAGCTTCATGAATAATTGGACTTGATGCGGCGTGAACTGCAACAGGTGCTCCAGTTCCTTCTCCTCTATCTTGCCATTCAATGTATTCTCTCTTGTAGTGACAAGGAATTACATTGATACCTTTCTCACCGTCGTATAACTTTTGAGTGACAGTATTATAGATCATACCAACTTCGGCACCTTCTATATACTTACCATCTCTTTTGTTAACTTGTGGTGAAAGTTGCCCAAGGATTCTAAGAAATGGAAGAGCAAGATCTTGCTGGTCCATATTCTCAAAGCCGCCTTGTGCGTCGGCTTCAAACAAACCTACTGCTGGTAAGTTTGTTTCTTTTTTCGTCACGTTTCGCTGTTCGCTACTCATGGTTCACGTTTCTCCTATTTCTGGCTAAGTTTGGTTTCATCTTTAACAAATAAATGAAAAAGATCGGAAGGCATGTCGAGGCCAGCCTCGACACGCTCCCTGTATAGGGCTTTCAAAGTCATGGGCTCCACTTTGGATTTCTGTACAGGCTCATAACCTTCTTTTGCCGCAAGG